CCACGAGTTGGTTCTGTAGGACTTTTGACTCCATCTAATCCAGAGTAAATACCTACCCTTGCATTTCTTTCCCATGTTTCAATTATATCATCTCTGATATAACTAAGTGGAGTTCCTGTTGGATACTCATGTGTCCAATTCATTGCCATCTTAGCAGCATTAGTTTTTATCGTTGCGATCCTACGATTTTCGTAATACTCTTTACGTCTGAATTCTATTCTGTCCATAAAGGCTTTTGTATAGCCTTCGTTAAAAAGTGATTTAAACATTATTTTTTTATCCTCTTTGATGTAGGATGTCTTTTTGCTGTATGAGTGCTATGACTCATATCCTTGACAAACCTTGGTTGGCCCTTTACTCTTTTCTTAGCTCCAGGTATCATTTGTTTTCCCATTATATCTCCTAATTAAATATCCGATTTCCCCAAACTTCAACTGCAAGTTTTCTTGATAAACCACGCATTTTTAGTTCTTTGCATTTAGCTGCATTTAAAATTTTAGCTTCTCTTGGATCAAGTGATTCTAATATAGCTTTAAACCTTGCATCGGCTATATCTCTTGATATGTTAAGACTAGTTAACCTTGGGTAATCTTTAGTTACTTCATGCAAAGTTGCACTACCATCAGTTCTCTCTTCATATTCAACTGTCTCAGATACATTTAATTTTATTCTATTATCAAAATTTAAACGCATAAGTGTTCTTAATGCTAAGCTATCATTCTGCATTAAAACATTAGCTTTTTCTTCATGTTTATTAGCTCTACCAAGAGCTGTAAAAACTTCAAATATTTCAAGCTTCATTAAAATTCTCCAGCATTTTCAATTAACATTTTCATTCTATTCTCTATTAAATATGTTAAAATATTATCTCTCCTAGGGTATTTATAGTTTTCATACTGGTCAATAGATTCTTTTTTAATTGCTTCAGGTGTTCTATCTAAATCAATCATTTCACGATTACGTATGTAATTTCTAAATACTTCTTGTGGCATAACTTCTTTAAGCTTATCTTTACTATCCCACCATTCTGCCATCTTCTTTTTAGTCATTGGACTTTGTCTAATATGATCTACTAAAACATTGTCTGGACTTAATACATTAGGAACACCATCGCCAGTATCACCTTTTAATAAATGTTCAAATAAGTATTTAACTGGATCAGGATCTTTTACCATTTTATTAAATAACGGTGACCATTGAATAACATGGCCATGTCTTTGTAATTGAATAAAATCTTTATCTGCAGATATAATAACTACATCCTCACCAATAAGAGGAATGGATTTATGTACAGTTAATGCACCAATGATATCATCTGCTTCAGCTTTTTCTATTTTAATAACTGGGTATGGGAAGTTTTCCCTTAAGTCATTTAATGTTGATTCAATTAAATCAAATATTGCAGCCCAGTCATGTTTATCTTTTTCCCTACCAGTTTTACGATTAGCTTTATATTCAGGATATACATCTTTACGCCAAGATCTACTATCACAACAAATAACTATTTTGCCATATTTTTCTTCAGTATATTTTTTTCTATATAGCCTAAGGTTATTAATAATAATATGTTTAACTAAATTTTCAGATAGTCCTTCACCTCTATTTAAAGAGCCCATAATACTACCTACAGCTAAGCCGTTAAAGTCTACTAATACCATGCTGGTACCTCCGTTTTCCAAGTTGCAATGTGTTTCTTATACTTACGATAATAGTTCCTATAAGCTACAACACTGTCAGTGTCTTTAACATCATCTGGCATAGCTTGAAGTGGTTGAGTAAATGGAGAATTAGTACAATTAACCGGTGGGTTCTTTAATACTTTTTTGAGTTTTACGTATGACATATGATCTTTACCATATCGAATTTGAAATTCCTTATGCAAACAAAGCCACATCTCATATAACCATTCATAGTTTTCTATACTTTGTCTTAACCATATATTACTTGGGTGATTCACATGGCAAGATTTATATAAATCTGTTTCCATATTAGGGTGTGTGTAGGTAGTCATTTTACGACCAATCTTATTTAGTTTTTGTATTTTTGTACCGTCACAAACACGATGAGATGTTGACATAAGTTGAGCATATTCAACTAACATTTTACTAACATGTTTATCTACATGCATTTCAGCACTGGCTTTTGGATTTTTATCTAGGTAAAATATATTCAATTAATACTCCATTCATAATATAGATCTATTATATCATAGTTTAGTCCGATTGTACATACCTCTCGGCTAATTTATTTATAGATCCTTGACCAAGTTTAATGGCTATGATTCCATTATAGTTATTTTCTTTAATCAGTACATCTTCTTCAAATTGGATTTTAGCCTCCATATAGTTCGTCTGACCTCGGGTGTCGCAGAGACAAATGATTTCACGCTTAAAGTTGTGTTTTCCGTGTTTTTCAATGTCTTCTAATAATCTCTTACTCGATCCCCAATATTCTTTCCAATCAGTTTCTTTAATGACTTTACGCTTTCTTTTAAAGCCCATTAAAGGCTTTAGCTTCCTGACGGTATTAAAGTATTTACGACCAACGTAATCATGTCCATTGACCAGGTTGGTAATACGATACACATAACCATAAAAATCACCAATATCATCAGAGGTAAATCTTTCACCGTTATGCGTCCAATCGTTCTTCATCGTTATCGTATTCTGATGCATCGTATCCTCCACGCTCAGCCCATTCTAAATTTGACCCACAGAATGGACAATTAGTAGCTGGTACATCTAGCTCAATTGATTCAGTAGCAAATCCCATATCATCTTTAACCATAACCTCAAAGGGTTGGCTATTACAATTATTACATATCATAAACTTAATTCTCCTACTGTCCAATAACTCATCATATTATCATATGATCCTATATACTTCTCATCTATATATATCTGAGGAAATGTCCTAGTCCCTGGTGGAACTGCTTCAAAGAATTGTTCAGGTGTCCAATCAGGACCTTCAACATTTCTCTCCTCATAACTTACTCCTTTCTGATCTAATACAGCTTTTGCTTTGTTGCAATAGATACAGTTGTTCTTACTCCATATTACCGCTCTACTCATAAACTTAATCCCTCAAATGATTTCTTATTGACATCTTGTTTAACGCCACCAACGACATAAGATGTTATTTCTGTTTCTTGTGGAGCTACCTGTACGGCTCCTCCGCTTATCCATTTCTCAGTCCATGGTAACGGGTTATGTTGATGTATTGAAAATGGTACTTTATAGTTAAGAGTTTTAATTCTCTTTGCACCAATCCAACGTACATATTCTTTTAATAAATCTGCATTCAATCCAATCATTGAGCCATTACCAAATAGGTAATCACACCACTCTTCTTCTTGAACTAATGCATCTTCGAATAGTTTCATTACTTCATCGTTTGTTTCTTCTTTAATTTTTACGAATTCTTTATCATCTTTAATAAGAGTTCGAATAATATTAAGGCTTGCAGCAAGGTGTAGATTCTCATCTCTTGCAATAAGCTTAATGATCTTTGCATTACCTTCCATTTGTTTAAGCTCAGCGAAGGCCCAGCTACAAGCAAATGAAACATAAAATCTAATGCCTTCCAAGATGTATATACTTATCAGACATAGATATAATAGTTTTTTATGTTTAGGACTACCATGAGGACCTTTATAATTAATTAGGTTGTCATAATGTTCTGATATTGCATTGCCACAATCAGCAATTACTGGGATAGATGTGATCTCATCAAAGACTTTAGATGGATTAGAATATACATTTCGTATGACATGTGTGTAAGATCTTGAATGGATAGTCTCAAAGAATGCCCATGTCTCAATCAATAACTCTAATTCAGGATTACTTGCAAGTGGCAGTAAAGCCAAGTCAGGTGATCTGCCCTGTACTGAGTCTAATAGAATTTGTCTCTTTAAATTTGATGTGAATATATGTTTCTCATTATCGGTTAGCTTACCAAAATCAATCTTGTCTTTTGTAACATCAATCTCGTCAGGAGTCCAATAGAATGATAACATCTTTTCATATAACTTTTGCAAAGCTGGATACTTTACTACATCATATCTTGCTACGTCAACACCTTCGTCAAAGAATAAATCCTTTTCCATGTGTCCCTTTGTGTTTATTTGAAATACAGATTTTTTCATATCGTAAATGATTCTCCACAGCCACATCTGGCTTTTTCTTTAGGGTTATAGAATTCAAAGCCTTCATTAAGACCTTCGTACTTATAGTCTATCTCACATCCATCTACATAAGCTAAAGATTTATGATCTATAACAATAGGAATACCCTTGACTATTTCTTTATCGTCAGTGATATTTTTATAGAGGGAATACTCTAAATGATATGCTAGGCCTGAACAGCCTGTAGTTTTAACCAACACTCGAAGCATTTGACCTTTCAGTAATGTAGTTAATTTTTCAACAGCGTGGTCAGTAAGGTTTATCATAGCATTAGTTATATAAAAAAAAGACCGGAGTATTGGGTGATAAGGAACTCCGGAGAAAACCTCAACTAACTAAACTAAGCAGCTAGTGCATAATCGCTTTGATTGCCGATTAAATTTTCATTTTAAAGTCTTTGTTGACTGACGAGTCTCAAGCGGATCCGCTACCTAATCGAAGCCGTGTCTCCCCCATCATAAATATACGGTTTACCACAATGTGGACAAAATAATTTCTTTGGTTGCCAATTATCTGAAACAGCTATTGACCACCAACCTAAACAAATCTTACAACTAAAATGCCAAATTATTTCTTTCATATACTTATGGTGGAGGAGGTGGGAATTGAACCCACGTGTTAAGTGCTCCTACTTTTACCTTTACGTCGTTTTCACTTCATTGAATAATGAATGTTATGCATCATCATGAGTTAGTAGCTTCCACAATACCGCTGCAGAAATTAAGCCTACTAAACCAGCGTCACCTAGCTGAGAGACGATACCAATAATGGTACCAATAACGTCGCCACCTAAGAAAGGTACTGCTCCGCCGAAAACAATTTGTAACATGATCGCAAGACCAATTAAACTCATTGCTACCGTTGTTGCAGCTGCTACGCCGCTTGTGATTTTATCTAACATATATTCTCCTATGTCGTTTTTTAAAAATAGTTTAACCTTATTTCGAAGGTGTACCTTCATCAAAACCATAAACGGTTTTAATAAATTCGTGTATTATATATATATATTTTCTTCGCGTCGATTGACTACTTATGAATTTTTCTTATCCTGTTTCCCAGAATATATATTATATATAATAATTTGATTTTCCATATTATATATTATACCATAGTTTGCCGTTAATGTAAACAGCTAAAGGGTACAACTATCGCAATATTCTTCATATTCTGCATCTGTATCAAAATCACCTCTTTCCATCGTTGACTCATCTTCATTAGCCAAGTCATTTGTATTAAAGTAATATAATTGCTTACCACCATATTTATAAAAAGTTATTAGGTCTTTCATCATTTCTGACATAGGAACTTTATTATCCTCATACTGAGCAGGATTATAACTAGTGTTAATAGACATCCCTTGATCTACATACTTTTGAATAACAGCCATGATTTTTATATAACCTTCAGGTCCTTTTTGATCCCATAACAAATCATATTTGTTTTTAAGGTTGTGTATCTGTGGTACAACCTGTGCCATGACTCCATCCTTGGATTGCTTATAAGATACAAGGGCACGAGGTGGTTCAATACCATTCGTTGCATTGCCTATCTGGGCTGAGGTTTCAGCCGGCATGATGGCCATTAGAGTTGAGTTTCTGATGCCATCTTTCAAAAGCTGCTCTCTCAACTGCTTCCAAGGCATTCTTTCTTTATGCTTAATTAGTTCATCAACCTCTTTTTTATAGGTGTCTATAGGCAGTATACCGTGACCATATTTGGTCTCTAGGTTTTTATAACACGTGCCCTTCTCCCGAGCCAAATCGGCAGAGGCTTTAATAAGGTAATAAGACCATGCTTCTGTGTATTCATCAACAGTATCAAGGGCTGCATCATCATACTTTAATCCACGCTTCGCTAAGAAGTATGCAAGGTTAATGATACCTACACCCAATGGTCTTCTATTCATTGTTGATCTTTGCGCTGCAAGAATAGGATAGTCTTGGTAATCTAATAAAGCATCAAGGGAACGTACAGCTAAATGGCAATACTTCTCGAAATCTTTAGGATCATTAATTAATCCCCAATTGATTGCTGATAAAGTACATAAAGATATCTCACCTTTATTTGCATCATCATAAGATTCTAATCCATGACTAGGTAGATTAATTTCACAACAAAGATTAGACTGATGTATCGGTGCTTGTTTCTCAATGAATGATCCATGTGTATTTGCATGGTCTACATTCTGTAAGTATATCCTACCTGTCTCTTTACGTTCAGTAAGGAATTGAGAGAATACTTCTAATGCTGGTAGAGACTTCTTACGTATCTTACGTGATTTCTCGTACTTAACATATAACTCTTCGAATAGATTTTGATCTTCAAAGAATGCATCATATAATCCAGGCACATCATGAGGACTAAAGAATGTTATCTTACCACCACTTAATAATCTCTCATACATAAGCTTATTAAATTGGAATGCGTAATCCATATTACGTACTCTATTTTCATCAGTACCTCTATTGTTTTTAAGTACAACTAAATCTTCAAATTCATAATGCCATACAGGTAGATAAACAGTTGCTGCTCCTCCACGTACTCCACCCTGTGAGCATGATTTAACAGATGCCTGAAACAATTTAAGGAATGGAATTAATCCAGTATGTACAGTAGATCCATCACCAATATGACTACCAACTGCTCTGATTTTACCAGCATTAATACCTAATCCAGCTTTCTTACTGATGTATTTAACAATAGATGTTGATGTAGCATTAATAGAATCTAACGAATCATTTGATTCTAATACAACGCATGATGAGAATTGTCTTGTTGGTGTTCGTACACCTGCCATAATAGGTGTTGGTAATGAAATATAGAATTGGCTGATAGCATCATAGAATTCACGTACATACTTCATACGTCTTCCATTGTACTTAGCAAATAAGGTCATGGCAATCATAATGTATAACACCTGAGGTGTTTCATATATAGTTCCATCTGATCTATTTTGTACAAGATACTTAGATCTCATTTGCTCCATGCCAGCATATGTGAAGTCATCATCTCTTGAGTGTTCTAATATGTGTTCATTAATGTAATCTATTTCAGAGTCAGAATATTTGTTTAATATATCTTTATCATAAACTCCAGCCTCAATGTTATGATCAATAATATCTTTAAGAGCCCAAGGATCTTTATCACCATACACTAATTTTTTAAGCTTATAATTAATAAGCCTTGCTGCTACAAATTGATAGTTAGGTGTTGACTCTGTAATGAGTTCTGCTGTTGATTTGATTAGAAGATCATGAATAGATGTTGATTGCATCGCATCATATAGTTGTACATTAGCACGAATTTCAATCTCTGATACTGATACTCCTACTAAATCATTACAAGCCCATTCAAGAACTCTATGGATTTTATTAATATTAAACGGTTCGGTTTCACCCGACCTTTTCGTTACAAAAATAGACGTCATTTCACTCCAATTATTTTATTACAGTATATTTCCAGCAGATATAAGAATATCTTCTCTTGTTTTATATAGGGGAACACCTGCAAAATATTCTACAGGCTCTACAGAATCTAAATTCACAATGGATCCTTTGATATTATCCATTACATCATGATTTAGTATGTGTTGACCTATTTGAATGTCTTTAACATCCTCTTCTAAGTCAATTGAAGTATTATAGCCCGAGTCTTCTAGGACTTTAAGTATATCTTCTTCAGCCATGCCAGTCTCTTCTTTTAATAGATAGAGTGCTGCAGCATAAGAAGCAATTCTAGATTTACCAAAAGGTACTTTCTCTAAAATTCTTTTTATATTAAACACTAACTTATGAAATAGTGTATAGGTTTTCTTTTGAGCTGATGTCTGTTGTGCAGCTTTGATTAACAACTTTCCTTTATTGTCAATTACACCTGCCTCAAAGGCCTCAGTCTTTTTCCAAGGGGTGACGAGTAGCTTAACGAATTTATACGTAATGAATAATTCTACAGCTCCTTCTTTTAAATATTGACTCATAGTTTCCTTAATACATCTATAATCGTTGCGTCCAATGGGACTTCAACATATTTGTCTTCTGGTAAATAATTTAAATATACCAAGAAGGTTTTAATAATACTTCTTAAAGTTATATGTGTCTTAGACATTAATATCTCTGCACATACATCAGGTCCTAACACATTACCTAATATAATAATATGATTTAATATCAATCTTTCTTTTAAATCATCATCGCGGTAATACCGATTAATTAGCCGGTTGATATATTTGAATCTTGATATATCTTCTTTAAAATCTTCGGTGGTTGCCCACTTATCTTTTTGATAATGCTTCGCAGCATATAACTCAAAGTTATCTTTAGTCAGTTCCATAATATATATTTATTAAGTTTTATTTAAGTACGTTCTTTAATTGATTCCATAAAGTCTTTTTACCTTTACGTTTATCTAATTCAATTCCATGTTTGCGTCCTTCAGCTTCCATGTCAGATTTACTAGACTTTTCAGTAATAGTAGATTTAGCAGGTTTAGCTTTCTTTTTCTTTACACCATTCCAAGCATTAACTTCTTCTTGGGATAATCCAACGCCTCTTAATAATTCACCAGCTGGTGAATAAAAACCGTTTTGTGTTGCTGTAGTTCCCTCTGGGAACATGTCTTTTGTTTCTCCACTCATAATCTCTCCTAATTATTTAAACATACATCTGATAACCAATAGGTTTTAAACCTTTGTGATTCTTTCAGTTTCACTTCAACGTGATTACTACTTAATTTACTAATAGTACCTTCAACACCATCAAGGGTTGTTACGGCATCATCAACATTAAATAAATTACCAGCTACATACTTTTCTCTAAGTAATGAAGCTCGTTTTAATTTTACATCTTGTCTAAATGATTTCTCTTCACTTAAACCCATACCTGAACGAACTGCATTCATAAGTCCTTCAGCATCTTTATATTTTTTTGGTAAACCCTGTGTGAATGAGACAAGATCATTATCTTTTGCTGCAGCTCTCATCTTAGAAGCTGACATACCTTCTGCACCTTCCGCGTCAGGATCTCTTTCACCGGCACTTATAACTGTTATTTCAGCAAAATCATAAAAGCCATGTGGTCCTTTTTTACCATTGTATTTGTTTACTAATTTCTCGAATTCTTTTACTCTATCTGAGCCAGCAACTAATTCTAGATTTTTAAATCCATCATCATGTGCTATAACTAAAGCATCAAATATAGTCTTAACTTTTTTATCCATGAGGATCATGCGTGCATGCTTAGGAAATACCTTACGCATATACTTAATCTTTGTCTTCCACTCTAATGGATTCTTATTACTATCTGTTGTTTGAGTTGCATAAATTCTATGCTCGCCTGTACCTTTCATATGACTTACATCTAAAAGTTTTTCATGACCAATAGTTGGAGGGTTAAAGCGACCCCAATTGATGGTCACAGTTATACCTGCAGCCTCGCCTAAATAGTGTTCCTTAAAGGTATATAAATTACTCATAAATTTATCTACCGAATTTGTCTACTAGCTTAAGGATTTTAATTGCATCTGGTCTGTTAATAGAATCACCAATTGTTTCATACTCTTCTTCATAGTCTGAAAACTTCTTAGCTTTTTTAATTGCTGCTAATAGGTTATCCATTGCTTTTTTAGCATAGTCGCTTTCAAAGCCTGGTAATTTAATTGCACTAACTTCTTTATGTAAACGTTTCATATCAAATTTTTCATTTATTATTTGTTTTAATGTTTTCATCGTTATCCCTTAATTATTATTTGTTACGGTATGTGGCTTACCTTTTATATATACAATAGCTTCGCCGTCTTTATCTACGTTACCATCCCAATTTCCAGCCTTATGTGCTTTTCTTGCAGCTATAACATCTGGATGTTTATCAATAGCTGATTTTCTAAGTTCATTTATAGTTTTCATCGCGATTCAGACTCCCATCCTTTGATTATATCTTTACTAAAATTATTAAAACTAAATTCCATACGATCCACAATCTTTACTGCATCGTTTGTTAGGTGATCTATTGCAACATAGCCTTCGGCACCTGTTACTCTAAAACCATCTTTAGTCTTTATAAATGTATTTATACTATCCATAGTATCAAGGTGTGTTAATAGCTTTTTCTTAGCCATAACTAATTCATTTTGCATGTCAAACATGCTTACAAGATCAGTTTTACGATCTTCTGAGAACCATTCTAATGCTACCAGCTTTGCTTCTTCTTTCCTGTCCTTCCCAGCATCCGACTTAAGACGCTCCTTTTCGGTGTCGTAACGAGCAGATATCCAGCTGATGAGTTCGTCAACGTAGGCTTTCGAGTCCGTGACATCCTCTTGCGATCTAACCTTCGTATTACGAAAGGTATTGATATATAAATTAATATCTGGATCTGCAGCCACGTCAGTAAGCGTCCCGGCTGCGATCTTCTGAAAGAGCTTCCCAGCGTTTGATATATGTTTTGTAATTTCATCTGTTTCCTTTTTGGATAAGGTAGCTACACCCGAAATGTCAGGGAAGTTAGCAGACTTCTGCCACACTGTTCTAACATTTTTAAATGCCGCGGTGGTTACACCGAACGAAGCACTCATTTTTTCAAAGGTTGGACCTTGGTAATAAGTATGCCACACTACACCAATCTTTGCTGCTTTAATTTCTTTTGCTGCTGACAACGGTACTGCATATACTATAGTATTCGGGTGGAAGGTTACATACTTCTGCCCATCAATTGTTTGGTTCTTAAGATCTTTTTTGGTGAACATGATGTCACCTTGGTAGACTCCCTTCTTTATACCAAGTTTACTTAATTCTTGAAATGCTACAACAAGTTTCGTTGCTAAATCACCTTTAGTATCAGCTTTAACTTCCTTAACTGTTTTATATACTTTAGGATTCTTATTGAATATTCCTTTTTTTGCAACAAAGAATTTACCATCGCTAGGGTCAATGCCAGCAAATACAGCTGGTGCACCATCCCATTTAACCGTTACTTGTTTTGAGGCATTAGTATTACCGCCTAACATATCTCTTAAATCTCTTAAAGCAAAGATAGCTCCTCTAGCTCCGTCTACTCCACCGTCTATTACCATATCTTCGATATGAGTCATGTGAGTATTCTTAGCTTCTGCTATGTGTTGTTTTAAATTCATAATGGAAACTCCGATATCTTATCTTCTGGAATAGTTGATGTACCTTCAATATTAAAATTGAATGTACTTGCTCCACTCTTTTTAAATGCTATCTTATGGTATTTAGCTACACCATCAACGAGCTCGGCAAATAACCACATATTCGTTACATAGTATGGTTTAGAGTTATGTGGTTTGATTAGAACCTTTAAAACACTAATTGGTTTCCCTTCTCTCTTTGGAGCAGCTTGGCTAATTTTACCAACAGTAATAACTTCAGTATCAGCTTGAGTTGGATTACCATATACTTTAACAACTGGAAGGTTGGTATCACCCATAGCCATACTTTGATTTAAGTCATTAATAACATTAATACCATTCTTCTTTACATCTTTAATGATATCATCCATAAGCTGGAATGATATAACATTAGTAACCAAGAAATTAACTGTATTCTCGTCAAGGCTTATTTTATTATGCTTTGTATTTATTATTTGTACAGTATCATTACTTTTGCTATCTACTGAACTACGATACTTTTCTATCTTTGATGTATAAGATTTATTTATTCTAGGGTCATCAACAAGAGCAGTTAGCATTGCTTTTTGAGTCATCTCTCCAAGATAATTTTCTTTTAAAAACTTACTACGTTTCGTAAGTCTTTCAATTTCTTTTTCTGTGCTATTTTCATATTTCTTTCCTAGTGCTTTTATCTTTTTAAATACATCTTTACCAAACTGAAGAACTTTCTTTGCTGCAACTGCAAAGTTTTTAGCTATATCAACAGAAATATCTTTTAATTTAGATAGTGTATCACCGAAGAATCCTTCTTGTAAATAATGTTCGCCTATAAGTTCAGGGAATTCATCAGTTACTTTACCTAAGTCCATATTACTTACATCAGGTTCATATTTACCTTTCATAAATGTTGTTATCTTACCAAGCTTAGCAACTCCATCGCCTTTCTTTAAAGATATTTGATACCATTCAAGACCATCGCATGACAAGAGACCAGTTTTATCATCTGTTTTTATTGGTGCTTTGCCACTTAATACTTTATATAAATCTGCTGATGTACCATTGATCAGAACACAATCAGAAGTATTCTTTTTAATATTACCTTCAATACCTTCTTTAGTTTTTAACGCTGTATAATATTTGTCAATGCCTGTCCAAATTACTGTTGGTAGACTAAACTTAATATCTTTAGTACGATAATAGAATGAACCATTAACGAGTGTGATTACGTCTTTACCAAGAGATTTATCTGCATCAATATATGCTACAAACTTTTCCCATTCACTAATGTAAGTTCTTATCTTAAAGTCACCTCTAATTTTTAATTTACCTAATTCGCTTTTAAGATTACTTGCATCTAAAGCTGTAGGTATGAATAAGCCAATACATTGAAAGAATTCTAAGAAGTCAGTTTTAGTTGCTATACCAAAGGCTGCTAAGTCAATAGCTAATTTAGCTTGATCAGATCCTTTACCAACTGAACCAGAACCAGATACAAGAAGTGAACTTCTTCCTGATGGACCTACCAAATAAGGATAATCTTTTTCCAATCCCTTTGTATAAACATCAGGGTGGACTTTAATTTTATTTTTAATATCTGAATCTGTATCAAATATCAAAGGATTTGCAGTCTTATCTTTTGTGGCAGTATATAATTTATCGATATCATCTAATTGATCATCAGAATAAGGTGTAGATTTAATATCTTTTGGACCTTTATAAGCTATTGTATAAGCTTCATCCATCTCATATCGTGTTTGACGATTAAGTATTTTATCAAATTCTTTGTGATTTAAACCAAAATGATCTGCAGCAATTCCTTGAATTCTGTTTTTTGTCAAACCTCTTTTTATAACATCAGGGTTTTTTCTTAGGTGCTTCATCATTAACAACGCACCTTTGTATTTGTCTTTATTTCTATATCTGTTAATAGTATGTCTTACTTTCTTAGGAAGCAAGTCATAAAATTTTAGATTTTCTGATACGTTTGTTTGATCTTTGAAAGAATTCATTAAAAACCTTTTATTCGAGTTGAAGATATAGAACTATTTATATCTTTACAAGTTCTTAATTATCTTATTTAAATTTTTGATTTTGCTATACTTTTTAAGCTTTTGCAGCTTAGGTTTAACATTTGATTGTACATTATCTAGTTTTATATAACCATAATAATCAAGTACAAGCATCATAGCTACAACATCACCTAATTCTTTTTCTAATTCATCCACATTCTCTTCATCGTATGGACCAAATCGAATTAATTTTGAATTTGCTTGTATAACTTCTGCGCATTCTTCAGAAAGAATGGTTAGTGTTTCTTTAATGTTCATTTTTCTTAGGGCCTAATACATAGTCCTGTTTTTCGAAAGCATCATCTAATATACTTTTTAATATATCTCCTGCTGCTTCATTAAATTTAGGATCGCCATGAGGATTATCCATTGGGTATTCTACTATTTCATAATCAAAATTTATAGATTTTGTAGTCTCATTAAGCTTGACATTTAAATATCTATAAACGATACCTGTATAGGTACCACCATCTAATCGTACATACCAATGTTCATCATCTCTACCATGTTGATCTACAAATGACCATTTTTTAAAAGGGACTTCTCTTTCTATCATGATTTTTCCACATCTGTTAAGTACATTACTTCAGCTTCTGTAAACATAGCTTTAGCATCTTTTATTGATTGAGTCCATCTGTCTAAGCTTTTAAGATCTTTAGGCCTTAGAGAAACAACTTTTTTAATACCAACTTGAATAATACCTTTAGCACATTCATTACAAATAGGACAACCATATACATATAAGGTTGCTCCATCTAAAGAAATGCCATTAAGACCAGCATTATATATGGCATTCATTTCAGCATGTACAACTAATTTATACTTTACATCACGATTTTTATATCTTGCAGCTGAATCACCAACACCTCTTGGGAAACCATTATATCCTTGAGATAATAATTGACCATGATCTCCAACAACTACTGCACCAACTTTAGTGCTTGGGTCTCTTGACCATGTAGATACTTCTTTAGCTAAGTTGAGATATCTATCTCCCCATTTCTTACCATGCATTTTACTCATACGTTAAAGTCCTCATATTGTGTTGCTTTTTGTGGGTCATCTATATTGAGAGTTTGGGCAGTATCTTCTACATCATATAATCGCATTTTAGCCCTGTCAACTCCAATAACAAACTTTTTATTTGTTCCAGTTGGATCATTATATCTATTCTTTAATTGTTTAATCATTAATTGATTTAAACCTTCTAACTCTTCAGTAGATATAATAGCAAACATTAAGTCTGCAGTTGCTGGTAGACCAAATGATTCTGATGTATCTTCTAAGCCTACATCTGAATTACCGAATCCACCTCTTGTAGTTTGTGTGGCGGTGACAATAGGTAAATTAAACTCTACTGCCATGCCACGCAATTCTTCAGCAATAGCTTTAACATATGTGTATGAGTTAATAGCACCACCTGCTTTCATTCTTGATGAAGCACATATATTCAAATAGTCTATGCAAATAAGATCAGGTTTAAAATCACGTTTGACTTTTAATTCTTTAAGTAATGATCTAAAATGAGTAGTACTTGCTGCGCCTGTAGGATATTCCTTTACAATAAGTTTACCTACACCTTTATCAGTAAGCTTATGCATCTTCTTATCAAACATATCTTTCGATAGATTTTCTAATTGGTCAATAGGTACATTCATTAAGTTAGCATCTATACGTTCAGCAATTCTTTCTTCTGCCATTTCCATAGTTATATATAATACATTTTTCATTTGTGTTAAAGCGCCTGCAGCGACATGACACATGAATAATGACTTACCTACACCTGTTCCTGCTAAAGCAACATTTAAACTCTTGTTAACAAGACCACCTTTAGTAATTTTATTAAACATACTTAAATCAAATGGGAGGTGTTCTTCATCTCTATGATAAAATTCATAACGCATATCAGAATCATCTACATAGTCATGGCCAACTCTCATATCAAAGTTAACACTTAAAGCTTCAGATAAAACATCAGGTAATGCATTCTTATCTAATGTCTCATGTTTGCCTTCAATTATATTGATAGAGTCCATGATTGCTAAATAGATTGCTCTATCTTGACACCATTTCTCAGTTTTTTCATTTAACCAATCAACAGTTTGTTCACCGTCAGGCACACTGATTTCTGGTATAAGAGCTAATGAATCAGAACCAACTTTAGGATTATTCCTTAATTCAATATTTAATGCATCAGCACTTGGTAACTTATTAAATTTAGTTACAAAGTCAATGATCTCACTAAAGACTGCTCTATATGGTTCTTCAAAATATCGTAGTTTTAAATGAGGGATTACACTTCTTGTATATTCCTCATTCAACATTAAGTTGCGTAAGATTAATGTTTCAATCTGCATTAAACATCTTCCTCAGTGTGTGTCTTAATCATATCTGCATGACCTACTTCATACTTGCGTTTTAGAAATTCTTTAAAATCTGTATTAGCAAAAATAGGTTTCCAAAATGATTCTTTAAGAGTCTCAGCTTGACGAACTTTCTTATCTTCAATCTCACCGGTCACTTTATCAACTTTAGAATACCAACCCATCGTAGGCTTAACAACATAACCACCTTCCATTGCTACATCTAATAAGCCAGAGTATGTTTCCATACCGCCTTCCCATGTAACACTAATAGGAATCTTAGACTTTTCTCTTACAAATCTAGATTTCTCTACATTGATCACAAAGTTATAGCCCATGATTTCAGTACCCTTTTTCTCCTGTTGTCTACCAATGATCCAGATATTATCACTTGAGTAATATATACCTGTGCCACCTGATACAACAGCCCTAGGGAATAGACCAATCTCTTGGTATGTATGGTTAACTGCAATTAATGGAATGTCTCTCATAGTTAAATATGGAGTAGTCATTCTAAATAAACTTTTAAGGGCTTTTGCTCTTGACATATCTGCTACAGATTTTTCATTCATAGCATCAGTTAATTCCTTAATAGATGCAAGGTTACCAATAGAGTCAATCATAATGATGACTTTGTCATTGCGTTCGATATTTTCTAATTGATTGATTAGATCGAATTTGAGTTCTTCTACATTCGTAATGGGAGAATGGAGAACTCTTGATGTGTCAATACCGAACGACTTAAAGTATTGTTGCGGGCTACCAAACTCTGAATCATAAAATAACAATATAGCATCTTCATACTTGTCTAAGTATGCTGCTGCCATTAACAAACCAAAGGAAGTCTTAAAGTGCTTCGATGGTCCTGCTAATACTGTTAGTCCTGAAGTCAGGCCTCCGTCTGGGTCACCAGATAGTGCAACGTTAATCATTGGAACCGGTGTGGTTACCATATCTTTATTAGAAAAAAGTTTAGATTTAGAGAGAACTGCTGTCTCCTTAATCCTAGAATTCTTCTGTAATTTATCCATTATACCCATTTATATCTCCTTTATTGTTTCATAAACTAATTCTTGCCAATCGAAATTGCTATACTTTGAATTAATCACTATGATTTTTTCATTATCTATATCAATTACAATGTTTTGTCCTGCAAATCCACTCATACCTATTATCTTTCTGTCTTCCATTCCAACAACATCAAAATGAAATTGACCTCCATAACTTCTTGTATTGTTATTGACATCACATGTCTTACATGCAAAAAGATCATCTTCGTTCTTTGGAATTCTTCTATCATAAACTGTTTGTAAATATTTACCAACACACGTATTATTATTCCAATCATTCATTATTGCTTTTGCAATTCTTAAGTAGTCGTATCTATCTGCATAAAAACTATATCTAAGTGAATCACCTTTACCTTTTCGTGTTTTTTGAAAATAAACTTTATTTTTTATTTTTGCATTTTCAACAAAAACCCTATAGAGTAATCTTTCCCAATTATCACCAGCTTTATGCATTACGTAATTCATTAATACGTGAGTTGTTAAAGCACTATAGTTATACATTGGATTTCCTTTAATAGTGTTTTGCATATGTGTATTCATTATTGTTTCTAATGAAGTCATATTTAAATTTACGTTATTAGTTTTCAACATATTATCTTGTTTTGGGTGAAGTGATTGCCCAATCAATGCTTGATCACCTGCTGACATATTTAATATATCAATTAATGCTTGATCTTCATATAAAGTATTATCAAGTAAATCCCAATCCATCACTTCATCAACACTACTAATGTATCCTTGACAAATTGCATGACCTGTAACATAAGACACTAAACTTTTACCTACAGAATTTGATGGTAATAAACCATTAAATACTTTAGGTGGCATATCTACTTCATCTATTACAATTTTATTATTTTCAAATTGTAAGTAACTAATGATTCCATTTACGTCATTAGTTTTAAATTCATCTAATACATCTTTATCTTTTCTTAGATCTGATTCAAATCTATAATAACGATAATTCCCTTTAATCTCTTGCATATCTTTAGCAAAATTTCGAGGGTCTTCAGGGTAATTTCCTGGTTTATACCAGGTATTTGTACCTGCTAATACAGAAGTTTGTACTGCAAGGAATAGTAAGATTAATTTCTTCATATGGTTATATTATACCATAGTTTACAGCATAAGTAAACAGCTTTATAGGAATTTATCTAAGGTATTAGGTGTGGTTTTAATTGAATGTGACTTATTACATTGTACAACGAAGTCATCATATATCATTTCTGATCTACCAAATAAAAATCTTTTAATATTATATGCCATATCCATTGCAGTAGTCACTGGAACATTTTGACATAAATGATTAAGATTCTTCTTAGGGTTTATTATATTAAAATCGCTAGGTAATTTCATAATTTCCATACATTCTCTATATGTCAAATATCTGTCTTCATCGGGGTGAGTTAGACTTAATGGCATATGACCTACAAATGCACCTATATAATCGGCTGGTATTTCACTTGTTCTTCTCATTATATTACCACCGCTTTCAAGTTTTTCTGCATTCCTTATAGCTTTATCTTTTGCTTTAGTTTCACCTAAGCCTTCAAGCCATTTTGCTAATTGTCGGTAATCACTATGTTTTTCAATATAGTCTTGAATATTACAACTTTTCTTTATTGTTTTAACAAAGTCACTATGTTTCATGCCGTTATGTAATACTTCTAACACATACCTATAATATAGGTCATCCTTACTTGGTGTTTTGGTATTAGCCAGTGCAGACATCGGGTCTGCTGGATCCCTCTTGACATTACGAATTGTATCTTCTATCTTTTCATTAGGTCTATCATACCAATCAAACATAGGTACAGCATCGCCTTTCCAGAAAAAATAAAATGATCTATCTCTAACTTGACTTAATCCATGTAATAAGCTTTTTGTTTTATACAAAGAGAAGGTATACCCATTCTCTTTTGCTATAGCTCTTAATTTTTTTACAACAGGCTCACCCAGTTTAGTAGCTAATCGTGGAGCATTCTCACCCCATAATACTTTTGGCCCTATATTTTCTAATACATACTTAGCTGTCTTAGCCATATAATCATTCACTTCTGCTTCACCAGATGGTGCAACATTTAATGAAGAAAGACCAGCACATGGACATATAGTATTAACTACATCAACATACCTTCCATTTTTCTCTCCTTCAGGTCCTTCACCTTGTTGTTGGCCATGCCAGATAAATCCATTCTTATGTTTATTTTCTAATATGTAATAAGGAACATAGCCAGGCTTTTCAGGATCTGGTTGTTGATTATTATAATGTTCTACTATGTGTTGATCATTACCTTCAAATCCGTTATATGTCATCATGTAAGCTGGCTTTTTCTCAAAGACCTTTTCCATTGCGATTGTTTCACCGCCAATGAGTGGTACTATGCTTGCCCACCTCATTCCGTCTGGCCATGGCCAGTTATCTTCTTCAGTCATAGTGATTTTATGTACTCCAATACATCAGTAGTTGGTTGCCACCCAAGTTTTTTAATTTCAGTAATATCTGCAGTGTTATCTAGTGCTTCGCATTCATCACCTTCTGCAGGTTCAACGGCGTATCCACCAGCTTGAGCTAATTCTGATACTACGTAACCTTTGCCAGTGCCAATATCATATGCAGGATTTAATCCATAAAGATTTGTTTGACTCATTAAAAGAGTAATTGCAGCAACAACATCATCAATGTGGACAAAATCACGAACATGATTTGTTACATATTCAAGACTACGATCTTTAAGTTTATCCATAAACATACCACGACCAGCACCGTCTCCGCCATAGACTGTAGTAAACCTTAAACCAATTTGACCTGCGTATGCTGTTTCTTCATTAACCTTTTTACTTATTCCATAAGGTGATTTATGCCATTCGTGAATACAAGAAGATGATGCATATATTAATGGAACATTAGATTGATAACACATCTTTTGTATTTTAGTTGTGTTTGTAATATTGTTATCCCAATAAAGCTGTGGATCTTTTATACTTGCTCTAACATCAGCCCATGCTGCCATGTGTATTACAAACTCAGCATCACCAAGTTCGAAATTTTCTATTGCTTTATCAATCTTATGATCCCATTCAACAATGGTATGACCATGTAATTCTAATTTCTTTTTTAAGTGTGAACCTATAAATCCACTTGATCCTGTTATTAATACTCTCATGCTATCTCCATTCATCTCCTATTAACCAAACAACTAAACTATATCTGGTACCTTCTGTAACCTTTGCAACTTTATGCCATGTATCAGCTGGGAATACAGATATTGACCCAGTTTTTTGTAATTTTTTAAGTTGCTGAGGATCTTTTTTACCATAATTTGATTCTGTATCTATGTACATTTCACCACCCACATAATCATTATTTAGATTTACTGTGAGACTTAGCTTTCTTATTTTACCATCTTTACGCGCTGGAATAGCAGTATCTCTATGCCAACCATAATGTTGACCTGATTTATATTGTGTAAATTGTATTGCTTTAACTGAGTCCCATTGGAAGTTCCAACCAGCTTCTCTATTTGCTATTTGAATATATCTCTCTAACATTTGCATTATATTAGGATCATATAACCAAGCTATTTGTGAATCCCTTTTCTTATTAATATTTTTATTAGCAGTATCACCTTTAACAATTTTTGCTGCTAAACCCTGTGCAATTATTTCATCGCACATATCTTTAGATAGTACACCTTCAAATGTCCAAGCGTTATTTCTTAATCTCAAAAGAATGCCTCCAAGCCAACGTCCTCTGTTTTATCAAAGGTTAATGTTTTATCTATAATGTCTTTATATACAATATCTGCACTACAATGATCTTTCCAAAATTCATACATTTGAATACGCATTTCATCACGCATCATATTATCATTTCTTAAATTAACCATTAGCTTTGTTACATCTTCTGCATTAGTATGATCAACTGCAATTGTTCCTGTATTTCTACATTGGCTAATTGGTTTTTCCTGTCCACGATGTATTATATTATCACATAAATGTTTATGGAATATTGGTATAACGCCTGCAGCAAATGAATCTGTATGACAATATTCAAGATTGTTTCCATAAAGATTTTTCTTAAAGTACATAAGGTCTGAACCAAATCCACCAAGACTCATACGTTCCATCATTTCAGAATGTGTATATGATGAATAAAGATATGCACCTTTGTCTTCTTCTTCTGAACCATAAACAGGATGTCTAGTTTCATTTATATCTAAACCCTTTTCAGGCCTAAAGAAATTAATAACATCTCTACGATCTTTCAATTCTTTTGAATTCTTATATAATACTAATGGATATTGTATTGAAGCTTCTAAACCTTCAAGCACTGTAATAAATCCTGCTTTACGAAAGTGATCATTATGTAGATCAATCATAACATCTGGTCCTTTCCACATTGCTGTACGGCCAACCCAACGAACATAGCGTGTATCTTGATCTTCGACTGGTTTCCAATAATCTTTATTAAAATTAAATCCAACACCCATGTCAGTCAATGGTGTCTTTACATTATTTTTTCTTGTCCATCTTGCAAAATCATTCTCAACTGAATGACACATTAAAACATCTACATTATTACAAACATCTGCAAGTCTTGCATTACGTGTGATTGATGCCATTTTATGATCAACTTGTACAAGACCTTTACGAACATTAATATTACTTAACAGTCTTATAAAATTGTCTATACACTCTTCTGAATGTGACTTTGAAGGTATGCTCCAAATGATACAGAGATCAAGCTGATTGATCCTATGGACTACATCGTTACAAGCAACTAAATCAGGGAACTTTTTGGTTGGTTTAGTAACTATATCCCAATCAGCACCTTTAAAATAAGTAACTGGAAAATTCATAGACTCTCTACGTGGCCAAAGCTTATCCATTGTAGCAAATATTTCTACTCCCGGAAAGAGTTTTTGAAATTCTACAACATTCTTTGTTACACCAACGCCTTCAACACCTCTACCTAATATTACACCTATCTTCATTTCCACTCGCTTTTATAGTTTAAGTTAACTCCATGAGCCGTTTCTGATGGTTTAACTAAACCAAAATGTTTTTCGTATACATGTAAGTTCTGTACTTGCCAAATCATTTTACCTGGCTCTACACCAAGTTCATCGGCTAATTCATATAGCACAAACTGTTGCCATGCATAATCATTTTTATATCCATATACGACATCATTAGATCTCATAGAGACTGAACAATTTAATTTACCATCGCGTATATAATAAGCTACTGAGTTAGTACATATGAAATCATTACAACCAAGAAGATCATATTCATTCCAGATTTCTGGTCTTTGATATATCATAACTGCTCTACGACTTTCAGGATTATCTTTTAATTCTTGTACAACATTATCATATTGGTAACCATTGTCTTTATGATATATTAAGTAACCATAATTAGAATGTATCATGCCATCTGCATTAGCTGCATATTGCCATGCTGCAGGTGGAGCTTTACCAAATTCATCATATATATCATTTATGTTTAAAGACATTGACTGATACCAATCTATTTCTTTCTTAATGTATTCTATATTAGGTGTACCAAATATTGCAGGCTCATCAGCTTCAAAGGATGCACCAATAAGTTCAAGGCATTTTACACCTGTCTTATCTGTAGTTGTAGCATAATCATGATTCTTTGCACTAATGAAATAGTCACGAACATCTGTAACTCTATATGGTCTAATTAACATCAGACTTGAGTATCTCGCATTTGTTTACTTACATCCCAGTCATCATCTTCTCGCATTATTTTTAAATATTTTGAGTCGTATAATTGGGAATGTTTTACTTCATCCGTTTCTTTATACCTGTTTAAAAAGTCACGATCTGGTGACTGACCTTCCATCATACCTTTTGAATAACTAACAAAGAATGATGCATAATTAATAATATCAATACATGAATCTTCAAGGGATTCAAAGTTAGGTGTGTAATTTGGATCTGATTCCATAGCTTCGACAACAGAATGCATACGTAATATTTTTGCATGCATTGTATCTAAAATGGTTGAACAACCATGTGGATAATAGTCAGCTTGTTTAATCCTAGAATTAGGATTTTGATAATCGTTTGATTTTTTTTGTTGTATATCTGCTGCTGCTTGCAGAACTTTTAGTGATTCTTTCATGTACTACTCCATTAAATATAGTTATATTATATCATAGTTATAGGCCAAAGTAAACAGCTTATGAAAATCTATTATGCTTTGACATAGCTATTGAATTTTCATATATTGTAGTTGTTCTTTCATCATTAACATTTTTAATGAGTTTACAATTATCAATAAAATAACATCTCATTTGTTTGGTTGCTCCTAATGTAAAAGCTTCATACGCATCTTCACCTGTATGATTTAAACATTCATAAATAGTTGCACCCTCTTCTAATGATTCTGGAATCTTAACAAAATATAATATATCAACATTATCTAATTTACGAAATTGAGAACTCTCAACCCAAAACCCTTGGTCTCTATTATTTAGCCTAAACGTTTTTACTTCATAGGTCTTATCCTTTATAGTACCATCTTTTTCAGAATCATACCAGTCATCTGAACGTTCTGCATGTTTAAAATGTTCTTCAACTATTTGTTCTCCTAGTTCGCCTGTATCAATTGTTACCGTAGATGTATTCGATTGCACGATCTGCCTCCTTATCAAAAGGTCTTGACTTATACCAATTTCCATTTTCAAAGTCAATTTCCTTACATAGTGTAGTGATTTCTTGTGCAGTAATAGGATATTTTTTACGTATCGCATTACCAGCAATTGAAACCATAATGGCATACATTTTTGTATACCAGCCTGTATCAGTTATTTGATTGTACTCTTTAACTAATTTCTTGTTAACAAATGGGCAATCTCTATAATTACCCCATGTTATGTTTGTGTTTGTCATTTCATTTTTACGATGAGCAAGCATAGCCTTACGAAGTTCTGGTGGAAGATTATCTAATAAAGAACCACTACGTTCAACATAATCATGCTTTGCCATAATATCATATGGATTCATATCTGTACCAGTGAAGCAACTAAATATAAAATTATATGCACCTTCATATTGACCAGGGATATAATACATACGACTTAAATCTTTTGTTTGAGGATCACCAATGTCACCTAACTCTTTGTTTAATGCAAACCAAAAATGTTTAATCTTATCTTTAGGAACATCATCACTCAATGGAAATACTACTCTAAACTTTGGGTGTGTTTTAGAAGATGAAGCAGTAGAGTAAACAACATAATTAAATAGTCCATACTTATTCTGTAGTTCTTTCTCAAGGTTACCATCGAATATATGTTCATCTACATCTACTGCACACCAGCCTGCCCAACCTATTACATTATCATTTGCCCTAGTCGTATCTGGTTTATACGTTGCAGGGGATATCAATTGTGCTGATTTTTTATCTTTACGAGGATATTTAGATAAATCATAAAGCATACGTTCAAGTACAGACCAATCTTCAAAGTCCATTTGCTTATTAGTTTTATTATCAAATATTGATTTAAATAATGTTAATGATTTCACGTCATTTTTTCTATGTTTCCTGCCTTCCAAGCTTTATACTCCTTTGAAAATTTAGTGTGTTCATTGACATCAATATCATGTACACTTTTACCTTTATACCTCTGTAACCACTTGTCATATGTTTGTGATTTTTCAGCGATAAAATCATTCCATGTTTTTTTACTCATCTTCTTTTTTTGTGGTTAGTGTATTAGGAGGAGTTCCAATGATTAATTCAGGCATTGTTTCAACTGCCCTACCATATTTTTCTTTCATGTTTTGA